TGTTGACACCAGCGAATTAAAAACAGAACTCGAATCAATGAGGCGTAAAAACGCTGAATTGCTGGATGAGTACAAAAAAGCAAAAGCTCAAGCAAAGGCTGTGCCTGATGGCGTTGATGTTCAGGAGTTACTGGATTTCAAAGCCAAAGCGGAACAAGAAAATCTGGAAAAACAAGGTAAGTACGGGGAAGCTCGACAAGCTTTGGAGCAACAGTTCCGTGAGGCGACGGCGGAGAAGGACAAGCGCATTTCTGAACTCGAAGCGCGTGTTCGTGAGTTGGAGTTAATCACGCCTGCTGTCAGTGCTTTGGCTGATGTTGTTCATGACCCGGACTTGATTTTAAAAACCAAGTTGACGAGTGAACAAATTGAGCGTGAGCCTGATGGCACCGTCGTTGTTGTCGATGGCTATCAACGAACACCTGTCGGTGAATGGGCCAAGACTTTGCCAGCTTGGATGCAAAAGCAACCCAAGCCTCAAGGCAGTGGCGCACCATCTGGGCGTGCAACAAGTGATTCTGTTGCTGGTGTCAAAAATCCATTCAGCAAAGAAACGTTCAACCTGACAGAACAATCACGGTTATTTAAAACTGATCGTGACATGTATGAAAGGTTGAAAAACGCAGCTAACCGTTAGTATGTGACCTAATGGCAAAGCTGTGCTGCGCCTAAGGGCTGTGCCCACACTGTAAACATTCTCTTTTTTGACAGATGGCGACTCTTAGGAGCGACATCATCATCCCTGAGGTATTTACGCCTTACGTCATTGAGCAAACAACTCAGCGTGATGCCTTCTTGGCTAGCGGTGTGGTGCAGCCTATGGCGGAGCTAAATGCTGCAGAGGGTGGTGGGGACTTTGTTCAAGTTCCTTTTTACAAAGCCAACCTTGCTGGTGACTTTGAAGTTCTTACTGATAGCTCTTCATTGACCCCAGGCAAGATCACTGCAGACAAGCAGGTTGCTGCTGTCTTGCACCGTGGTCGTGCTTTCGAGTCACGGGATTTAGCTGCCTTGGCGGCTGGTTCTGACCCGATGGCTGCCATTGGTTCAAAGATTGCTGACTACATTGCCAACCAGCGCCAGAAAGATCTTCTTTCTTGCCTCGGTGGTGTGTTTGGTGCAGTTGATGACAACGCCAGTTCAGCTTTCATCGGCTTGACCGTTGACGGCGCATCTGGCGACACTCCAACCGTGCTTGGCCCACGTCAAATTGTTCAAGCAAAGGCATTGCTTGGCGATCAAGGCGAAAAGCTCGCTGCGATCTGCGTACACCCCAATGTGTACTACGACTTGATGGAGCGTCGTGCAATCGACTTCATCTACGACGACAATGGCGCTGCTGACACTGCAGCTAGCCAAGGTTCGACTGCAAACGCATTCGGCCAGGTGCAAGTGCCCACATTCATGGGGCTTCGAGTAATCACCTCATCGGATGTGCAAAAGACAGGCAGCGGTTCATCCACTGAATACGCTTCTTACCTTTTCCAACAAGGTGCAATCGCTTCTGGCGAACAGCTTGGCTTGCAGACAGAAACCGATCGCGACATCCTCGCCAAGAGTGATGCAATGTCGATCGATCTTCACTACGTCTACCACCCGGTGGGCTCGAAGTTCTCCTCTGCTGTTTCAAATCCAACTCGCGCTCAACTTGAGACCGTTGGAAATTGGACGAAGGTTTACGAGACCAACAACATTGGGATCGTGCGGATTACTTCCACTTCTAACCTTGATTGAGGGAGTAATTAACCATGGCATCCATTTTTGAGGCAACAGCGGGCAAACTTATTGGCCCGACAACTGGCGGTACTGTCACCCAGGCCACCAGTAAAGCGACAGGTGTGACTCTGAACGCAGCTTCAGGTCAAATCACCCTTGACGACGCAGCCCTGGCAGCAGGTGCTGAGGTTTCGTTTGCTGTGACTAACAGCGAAATTGCAGCCGCTGACGTTGTTGTGGTTAACCACAGCTCCGCCGGAACTGCTGGCGCGTATCTCGTTCAAGCCAACACAATTGCTGCTGGCTCGTTCGCGATCACCGTTGCAAACCTGTCTGCAGGTTCACTGGGAGAGGCAATTGTCTTGTCCTTTGTGGCTCTGAAGGGCGCAAGCTCCTGATGGGTTTATTCGCTTTTAGGCGAATGAAGGAACGCAAGGCTGCTGCGCAAGCGGCGGCCTTAGCCCCTGAAAAGCCAAAATCAAAGACTTCTAACGTGAAGCCCGATGGCAGTAACAATCAACGCAACAGCGGGCGACGCAAGCGCGAACAGCTACATAACGCTGGCTGAGGCTGACGCCTTTGTTGATGCGATGGTGCTTAGCACCGATGCGAACAAGTGGGGCTCAGGCAACACTGATAGTCGCAACCGTGCTTTAACGGCTGCAGCACAGCGGCTTGACCGCGAAAGATTTCTAGGCGCACGCGCCACTGACACACAGGCACTGCAATGGCCGCGTACTGGCGTGCGAAAGCCAGACACGTACGTGAACACATTTTCAACGGGCTTTCCGTTCCGCATATCCGACGATTACTTCACCGACACCGAAGTTCCTGATCAAGTCAAACGGGCGCAAATTGAACTTGCCGTTTACTTGCACAGCAACAAGGATGGCATCAGCCTTGGCGGCCTTGAAGACTTTAAGAACGTCAAGATCGGCAGCCTTGACGTAACGCCTGACAAGACCGGTGCTGTTGGTGCAGATCGAATCCCGCCAATGGTCGAGCGTTACTTAACAGGGCTTAGAATTAGCGGACCAGGCAACATCGCAATCAAACGGAGCTGATCATGGGCATGGGTTATTCGCCGTCAAAGGCAATTATCATCACTGATACAGCCGCGCACACTGGCAGGTTTTACAAGGTTGAAGCCTTGAAGAATGCAGTTATTGCTGCGATGACTTCTGAGGGCATTACTGAGAATGGATCAGGTGCCCCGTCTGCAATTGACCTTCACCATGGTGCTTGCATTGAAGGCGTAATTTTTACTTCGATTACTTTGACCTCTGGTCATGTCGTTGTTTATAGCGTCTGATGGGACTTGCTCAATCCCTTGAAAAAGTGGCCGGAACGGTTATTGCAACGTTCGGTGGCGATGTGACAGTTCGTTACGTTTCTGCTGGCGGTTATAACGCCACAACGGGCGCAATTGCCGAGACAACCAGCGACACCGATGTTAAAGGTGTGCTGGAAGGCGTAAGCGTTCGCGAGGTGAATGAGCTTGTCCAACAAGGTGATAAACGCTTGACGGTCGCTGCTACTGATTTGCCATCAGCTCCTGAGACTAAGGATCGCGTTGTGATCAGCACGATTGTGCATCAAATTATTCGTGTTGAAACTACGGAGCAAGACAACACGGCGATCACTCACGAACTAATCCTGAGGGCATAACGATGGCACGTCAGATCAGAATTGATCAGATTGCTGGTCTGATGGAAGAAGAAATTGAGCAGGTGGTCAAGCTGACGGCATTGAGTTGGACAAAGCAGGTTAAAGAACAAACGCCTGTTTTTTCGCTCAGTAATTATTCGCAGAGCGAGCTTGACTCTATGCCAATGTTTTTTACCGTAGGGGGTAAAACAGTCCCTCTTAAAAAAGCACTGCTAGAGCATGGCACGGGAGGAACGCTTCGTGGAGCTTGGCAAACAAGGATTGGTAAGTTTCAGGCAGAAATCACAAACAATATGGAATATGCCGAGCCTGTCCTGTATGGCAACAATTTGCCGCCAGGTTGGGGAGGTAAATACCGGACACGGCAAGGCACGGTTCCTGGATTCCCTGACTTGATTGGAAAACAAATTGCTACCAAAGAAGTACCGCAATTTATCCGTGCTTTTAGGAGGCGTAACTAATGGCTGCTGCTGATCTCAATGCAATCAGGGCCACTATTGAAGGCAGGCTTGCAACAGAGCTGGCTAGCAGCCCTGCCATTCCAGTCGTGTTTCACAACATGGCGTATGAGCCAACGCCTAATTCGTCATGGGTGCAATGCCTTGTCAGCTTTGGAGCAAGCGAGTATTTAGGTCAAGGGCTTACAACTAATTCTCAGAATCGGATTGTTGGTCTTGTTGTGATCAGCATCTTTTCGGCTAAAGGTGTTGGCCCCGGAGCTAATTTTACTATCGGCAAAAGGATTCGAGACCTTTACAATAGGGTCATCGTGTCGGGGGTTTTCTTCGACGCTGCAA